CCTACTTCAGGCACATTTCAAACTTCTGATGGTTACAATTGGAAGTTCATGTTCACTATTCCAACTAACGCTAATACTACATTCACATCTAATAATTTTGTTCCTGTTGTTCCCAACACATTTGTTTCCAATAATGCTGTTCCCGGCACCATAGATATCACGCGCATCGTCAGTGGAGGATCGGGGTATCAGGCGTATGATCAGAATTATATCACATCTGTTGTTGATCAAAATACCATCAAGATTGGCACAACAGGCGTCGGAATTGATGGATATTATGTGGGATCATCTATTTATTTGAATGGGGGGTTGGGGGCGAATCAGCTTCGTCTCATCACATCCTACCATGGTGGAACCCAGACTGTCGGCGTCACCCCGTCCCTTAATACTTTCATTAATTTATATCTTGCACCCGATCTCCTAGGAAACTTTATCATTGGCGAGTCGGTGATTCAGAATGTCACCTATGTTTCCTACATATTCCCACAGGGATATTTCAATGCTGGCGATACGCTGCTTCAATCCGACACTGGCGCGTCAGGCGTCATCGAGACTTCCAACTCAACGACCATCGCCCTAAATCAAACTTCAAACACAAACTTCAGCGCCAACTATCCATTAGTTGATACCGTCTCATCAGGATCATTAAAGGCCGGTGTGGTCTCGATCACCGCAACCTCCAACGTCGTGACAGGGGGAGCCGGGGCCAACCTTCTCACCTATTCCGTCAACAACTTCATTCAGGTGGGCAGCAACACCTATAACAATGTGCGAAGAATTACCTCGATCACAAATTCGTCATATGCGACGGTATCGATTCCTTTCAATAATACGTTGGTGGCCAACGTTCATTATAACATGTCCTTCGCCGCCGAACCCGTCTCTTCGACATTATCGACAGCCAACGGCGTGATCATCCAGACCAATCTTAATTCGATCATCATCAACTATGGCAACGTCTCGTCCAACAGCCTCTCATTCATCCTCGGTGAGACGTTGAAGGAATATAACGCCAATGGGGTCGATCAGAGTACAAACGCCATCGTCTCCTTCGTCAACTCCACCGCCATGGTTCTTTCATCCATCAACGGTGTGGTCAACAACAATCTATTTCTTGTGGGCCAGTCTTCCACCCTGAAGGCACAGGTGCAGAGCATTTCTTCATATCCTAATATCACATTGGGAAGTTCTTTGGGTCAGTTTATCTCTGGCAACAAGGTCCAGTCATATTACGCCAACGGTCAGGTCTCGGGTAATGCGACATTGCTGTCCTCATTCTTTTCGCCATCGGGTCTGACTCAGTATATCATTTCTCCCACGGTAAATTTCGTCGGTGATGGAAATGGGGCTCAGGCCTATTCGGTCGTCAACACCGCATTCGGGGCTAATTATCCCATCTCTGATATTGTCATGATCAACACAGGACAGCAATACACCAACGCCAGCGCCTATATCTCTTCCAATGGTCTCTATGGTAGCGGGGCCAACATCTATCCCGTCCTCTCACCTGCGGAAGGCCATGGGGCCAATGCCTATTCAGAACTAGGGGCGAGATATGCCGGTATCGCCGTGACCATCGATACGGCGGCAAACGAAAATTATTATTATCCTTCGATGGGTCAGTATCGCAAGGTGGGAATCATCAAGAATCCTCTGTTCTTTGACCTTTATGTCAACACGGATAATGTACATCGCTCATCAGCAAATATCACGGTGTCGGTGTCGAATAATTTCGTCAATGGGGAAATCATCTATCAACCATCAACCAATTCTGCCGGTCTGGTGAAAACTGCCAACTCGACCTTCCTCGAATTGGATAATATCAATGGAAACTTTGTCTCCAACACATCAAACTCATCGGCCAACAGCACGGTGCTGGGCCTGAAGTCAGGAGCCTCAAGCAGGCTGCTCACCTTCACACCAGAGCTATTCAACTATATCGCCAACAATCAGGTGGTGATGGGAACCAACAATTCCGCCAATGGCCTTCTTTCGGAGGTCGTCACCAACAATCAAATCAGACTGACGGCGGTAGGCGGGAAGTTCTCATCCAACCAGCAAATCTTTGATTCGACAACCAACGCATACGCCAATGTGATTTCTATGGCGATTGCGAATGGCACCATCGACGCCACCACATCCTTTGGTCAGAGATTCAATCAGACATCGCGTCTCACTCTTTCATCCAACAATCTGGTCCTGTTTCAGGTGGGAGAATTCATTAATCAGGCCGTCACCAACGCCAACGCCTTGATCCTTGACACCACGCATGATGTTGATCTTTCTTATACACCAATTACAGGCGTGATGAGCACAGGTATCGTGGTGACTGATGCGAATTCAGCCGCGACGGCCATCATCAAATATGCCAACACCACCTATCTCAAGCTGACAGCCGTCAACGGAACCTTCGGTAATGGTCATACCATCTCGACCATCACCGCCAACGGCACCGTGGGCAACGTCTATACTGTTCTCATCGTCGGTGATCTTCTCAATCAATTCCCCTTCCAAGTCGCGCCTAACACCATCACAGGAAATACTTCCGGGGCTCAAGGTCTGGTGCAAATCGCCAACACGATTTCCTATCCTGATCTGATCAGAAATACAGGTGATGTCATCTATCTAAGTTATACCTCGCCCTTCACCATGACGGCGAATTCTAAGTCTTCATTTAACCTCACGGTGCAGATGTGAAAAAACTTCGCCATATCACAGAGAACGAGGATCATCTAAGAAATGCATGGTGGTGGCATGGGTCGGCTTCTGGTGACCTGAGAGGCGGAACATCAGGCCTCCACCTAGGAACCCATGAGGCGGCTAAGGTTGCCCTCAATGCCCGTATAGGCATACCAGCAGAAGGCACATGGGATGGGACGAGAGAATACGGCAAGACCAAACTAGCCGGGAACAGAACACTAGAGAAAATTGGACCATACACAAAGTCTGGTCATAATTGTCATAAGATGGATAATGATTACTTTCCCCATGAGCATCCCGATCATCCTATTAAATATGACAATGGGGAAGAGATGCCGATGAATGTCAGACCATCGATTAAACCTTACGCCATCACAGGGCCAATGACCAATACCAAGTATTCTCCCCACTCTGATAGTAAGGCCAATGGTCTGATGAAAGGATCACTGAAGAAGGGTAACGCCAAGAAGGGTTATTTTTATAAGAATGATGGCGAGGATGTTGGTTCTATTTCAGCCGTGGTGCCTAATGGAAGTCACGTCAAGGAGTTGAAATGAAAAAGCTTAGTCTCATCCTAGAAACAAATTGGAAGTCTCAGGCCAAACCAAAACATCTCAATAATACTCTCACTCAACATTACAGCAAGTATAATGATGAAGATAAAGACATAATTCATCATTATACAACAAGTTCAGAAGACATGAATAATTATGCATGGGAAAGACATCAGGATAAGAAATATCCTATCAAAATAAATCATGAATCTAATCAGGAAGACATGGATGCGGCACTGAATAGACACAAGACGCCTCACAAGCTTTCTGTCTATTCCGGTATTAAATATGATCCAAGGAATAAAATGGATTCCAAGGGTGTGGTGGAGCATCCTGCCTATCTTTCTAGTAGTCTTCATAAACACACGGCCAAGTTCTTCTCTGGAACAGATATCACAGATAAAAATGTTGTCGGTCATGTACTGAAGATTAATGTTCCCAAGGGTCATCCCGGTGGTTATGTGGAACATCATACTAATAACCCCGGCGAAGAGGAATTCATCCTTCCACGAGGAACAAAGCTGAAGTATCGAGGTACACAGACACATCAGGTTCCTTATGGGGGTGTTATTAATCCAGCCACGACGGTTCACGAACATTCAATGGATATTGTCAAATGAAAAAATTAAAAGAAATACTCAACGAGAAATGGGAGACTTCGCCACCCAATACTATGAATCTTTACAGAAAGGCGAAGAAGGCAAATGACGAATTAAGAGATCATTTTAAATATGATGACTATAATCATACAAAGGCGTTGCAAAATTATTCGAATTCTTCAAAAGAACTGAATAATTATCATTGGAATAAAAGCCAGAATTCATCGAATGTTTATGTTAATAGAGATAATGAAGATGATACGAAGAAGATGGATGAGGCGATAAATCATATCAAGGCTCATCGTGATATTCAGGTATATTCAGGAACACGCCATGATCCTCGAAAAATAAAGGATAAAGATGGAATTGTCGAACATCCTGCCTACTTATCAACAAGTATAAACAGATCAGTCGCGGAAAACTTCGCCAAAAGAAATGATAGACAAAATATGGAAAAATCCACGGTAGGACTTCATGTGAGGCATCGTCATCTTCTGAAGTTTACAATCCCTAAAGGGCATCCTGTCGCACATCTTGATTATGGTGAGGATGAGATGGTGCTGCCTCGCGGGACGAAACTTAAACATCTCAGGACGACGACCAAAGTACATACTGTTCCTCCCGCAGATTTTGATGGGGCCGAGACTCTTGAATATCATAATCATACCCACCACATGAAGATAGTCTGATTTCTTTACAATAAATAAAACATATTGTAAAGAAGAAGGAAAATATCTTGGGAACCGGAAATTTAGATACAAATTTAAATCAGTCACCTTATTTTGATGATTTCAATGCAAATGCTCAGTATTACCGTGTCCTCAACAAGCCGGGATTCGCCGTTCAGGCGCGTGAATTCAACACTGTTCAATCCGTCCTTCAAAATCAGATCGGCACCTTTGGTCAGAACATCTTCGTCAACGGCACGATTGTCGATGGCTGCAACATCACCTATAAGTCAAATCTCGCCTATGTAAAGATGAATGACACCTATGCGAATGGGGCGGCGCTGACCATCGCTGACTTGAATGGTCTGACAGCCGTAAGTAATTCGGGTCTCAAGGCCTATGTCAGAACATCTCTTCAGGGTTATCTTTCACAGTCGCCTAACCTAAACACCCTCTTCGTCTCATATTTAAACTCATCAACATCAAATGCCGCCATCAAGGTATTCCAGAATGATGAAATTCTAAACTTCGTCACGTCGGCCAACCTCGTTCTTGGTCAGGTTCAGGTTGCCAACACAATTTCATCAGGTAGTTCCAACACTACAGGCCTAAGTTATGCCGTGGCTGTTGGAAGTGGCACCATCTTCCAGAAGGGTCAGCTTCTTCAGGTCGAAAAGCAAGAATTAATTATCGACACCTATGACAATCAACCAAATAATATTTCTGTCGGCTTCCAGTCTATTGAATCCATCGTCACATCCTTTCAGGATCAGAGTCTTCTTGATAATTCTCAGGGAGTTTCTAACTATTCGTCTCCCGGTGCCGACCGTCTGAAGATCGTTCCTACCCTTGTGACTCGTCAGTCTACCTCAATTTCAACAAATAATTTCTTCTCTATTGTGGACTTCGTGGCGGGTCAGCCTTCCATCGTCAACTCAAATACCGTCTACTCAACTATTGGCGCGAAGATGGCGGAATATTCTTATGAGACAAATGGTAACTTCGTCATCAATCCCTTCAATGTCAGAACATTAATTAATTATACCTCAACAGGGGCCATCGACACAAACAACATCAAGCTAGAAGTTGATGCCGGTCTTTGTTACGTCAACGGATATCGTATTCAAATCGTTGGTAAGTTGCTCGGTGTTCTTCCCAAGGGCAACACCGTCAAGAATGCGCCTACCCAGATCGTCACCACGCAGCTAGGTAACTATCTTCAGGTGAATGAATTTGCTGGCGTCTTTAATCCAACAACAATTCAGTCCATCTCATTGAGAAGCGCAGCAGCCTATGCGGTGTCGAACAACCTTTCAAAGGGCATTCCCGCCAACTCTATAGTGGCTCCCGGCGTCGAAATTGGCAAGGCCAACGTTCTGTCCGTAGAATATGACAACGGTGTGCAGGGGCTTAATACGTGCGTCTACGACCTATATCTTTTCAACATCCAGATGAATTCGGGGCAGTCATTCTCTTCCGTTCGTTCTGTCTTCGCCAACAATGCCGGAACCTATGGACTGGCCGACGTTGTGCTTACCGCTGGAACATTCTCACTTCAGGACTCGACCCTCGGTGCGATGGTTTATCCTTTCAATCAGAGTGCCATCAAGACTCTTCAGACAAGTTCTAACACCGTTGACACACAATTTCAGTTCGTTCAGTCATCAACTGTCAACTTCTCCAACACAGGTCTCGTCTCCGTCACCGTGCCTTCATACACTGGTGGAACCAACGAGCTTCCATTTGGAACCGGAGCCCTAACCACTCCCCAGAAGGAAAACTTCATCATCGTTGCTGAGGGCAATGCAACAGGCGCGAATCTCGCCGGTTCAGTCGCCACATCAGGTAACGTGGTCACAGGAACCTCGACATCCTTCGCGACAAATCTTTATGTTGGGGCCTATATCCAGCTTGCCAACTCTACCGTCAACGAAATCAAACAGGTTGCCGCCATTGCCAACGCAACATATCTGACGCTGACACAACCAGCAACCAACACATGGGCTGGTGGCAACGTGGCGCTTCAGTTCCTTGGTGGTCAGCAGATTCCCATGGCGCTTGGAAACACTTCCATCACCGTGGGCAGCACGACGACTTTCACAGTCAACCTCAACAATAATCTTTCAACAACTCTTAACGCCTCGGTGCTTTATCCTGTGCAGCGTATCACCGCCTCACCGGCCAAGAAGCGCCTTCAGACTTCTGTCTTCGTCAAGATCAACCTATCAAACAACGTCAATGGGACCAAGGGACCATGGTCTCTCGGTGTGCCTGACGTATTCGCGGTTTCTAATGTTTGGTATGGTTCATCCTACGCCAACACCAACCCATCGATCACAGGCCAGTTCCATCTCAACACAAACCAGACAGACGAATATTATGGTCTCTCCTACCTGACACCAAATGGGGCGGCTCTCTCCAACACAGAATTTCTTCTCGTTCAGTGTGAGGCCTATCAACAGGACGTTTCAACCGGGGCCGGATTCTTCTCAATTGATTCATATCCTGTTGATGACACTGGCGTCACCGCCAACTCAATCTTCACGCAGGATATCCAGACCTATACCTCACAGGCCAACGGTTCGACCTTCAACCTAAGAAATAGCGCCGACTTCCGCATCTATGCCCAGAACACGATTCCCTATGTCTCCAACGCGGCTCTTGCCGTCTCCAACACGGTTATCGTCAATCCGGCCAACACGCTGTCATTCTCGACAGGAAATCTTTTCATTCCTGTCAATGGGGCCGAATTTGAATCTTCTCTTCAATATTATGTCGGAAGATATGACGTTGTTGGGCTGACACAACAGGGAAGTATTGTAATAAATTCTGGTATTCCTTCAGAAAATCCTGTTCCGGCTGGTGATATTCAGTCGGGTATGACCTTGGCAACAATCTACGTGCCGCCATACCCAACGCTGACAACAGATGTTGTCGATGTTAACAATTCTGACGGTAATCCTGTTTCAAGTCTCGTCTATAATACCAACAGAAGATATACGATGCAGGATATAGGTGTGCTTGATCGTCAGATTCAGCAGGCCACATATTATTCGGCCCTGTCGGTTCTTGAACAGTCTGCCCAGAATCTTCTTCTTACAAATCAGTCTGGCCAGACGGTATTCCAGAATGGTGTGCTTGCCGATCCCTTTAATGATTTCAGTATTGCCAACACACTTGATCCCGCATTCAATATCGCCATCGACGGCGCTTCTTCCGAGGCTCGTCCTATCTTTAATCAGTTCCTCGTTAATCTAAATTATGCAAATAGTGCAAGTACAAATATTGAACAATCTTCTGATGGACTACTGTTGACTCTTGATTATACAGAAGTTAAGCCATGGATTTCTCAGCCTTTCGCCTCACAGGAAAGAAATTGCGCCGAAAGTATTCTTTATAATTGGGCAGGAACAGTTGTATTGTCTCCATCTGGAAACTATATGCCTGACGTTACGGTAAATCCTGCCGTCGTTGTTGACCTAAACTCATATTCAAATTGGGTTGATCTTGCCAATGCATGGACAACTCAGTGGGGAACTTGGAACGAAACTTCTAGTACAACATCAAAAAATACATCCGTGGTTGGAACCACAACAACCACAACAACATCTCAGGCCAATACATATACACAGACCGGAACCACACTTTCTATGGCTCCTGTAACAAGTACATATAGTTTTGGTAATGTTGTTACCGATGTTTCACTTCAGCCATTCTGTCAGGCGCAATTAATTAAATTCTATGCCAATGGTCTGAAGCCAAATACACAGGTATGGACTTATTTCAACGACAAGTCTATCTCACAATATTGTGTACAGACGGATTCAAATTATAATATTCTTCCAACGTCCACGATGATCACCGACGCGATAGGTCAACTCTGGGGATATTTCTACCTTCCCGCAAATACTTTCTATACAGGAAGCATTAATTTTCAGATTATGGATATTTCTAATCTTATTACCCAAAGTAATATTATTACTACTATTGCCTCATGTGAATATCAGGGCACCAACCTTGCGTATACGGTGAACAACCTTACCCTACAGACGACAGAACCACAGATTTCCACCACAACTGTTTCTCAGTCTATGGTTACCTATGCCAATAACACAACAGTAACGACGCCACAAATTATTCCACCAAATCCGGGTAATGCTGTTTGGAATGGTACTTATTGGTTCGTTGAACATGAACCAATTGCTCAGGCATTTTCTATTCTTTCAACAAATCTTCCACAAAACGTGCAAGGTGTGTATATTACATCTCTTGATGTGTTTTTTGCCGCGACTGATCCAAGTCTTGGAATAACTGTTATGATCAGAGATATGGTTAATGGATATCCCGGTATTGATATTCAGCCGGGTTCTCAGGTGCATGTGTTGCCAAGTCAGATAAACACATCACAAAATGCTTCTGTGGGAACGAATATTTTATTCCCTGAACCCGTATTCTTGGCGTCAGGATCGGATTACTGCTTCGTCATCATTCCTGACGGCGCAAATCCTAACTATGATCTGTGGACTGGCGTCATTTCAGGAACCGATGTCTTGACAAATGCTCCAATTTACACATTGAGTTTTATTGGTGATATGTTCTTGTCATCACAGAATTCTACATGGACAGCATTTCAGAACGAGGCCATCAAGTTTAACCTTAACATCGCTGACTTCACCGCCTCTCAGGGTGTGGCCGTTTATAATAACGACGACACGGATTATTTGGAAGTTTACAGCACTTCAAGAGTTTTCACCCTTGGGGAACCTGTTTATTATTCCAACACCGTGATTCAGGCTGCTAATATTTCTGTCTCCAACGTCTCGACAACGGTTACAGGAAATACGACAGGCCTGCTTGCCAACACAAAGATTTATCTATTCAGTAATACAAATAATTCTACGATGGTGGCCAATGTTAACTCGGTGACGACAGGATCATTTGTGATCAACACGGTGCCTATCTTTACTGATAATAATTGTTCAATGGGTATGCTTACCTCAAATGGTGGTCTGACTGGTATTATCAAGACTGTTAACAGTTCTGTTATCAGTGTCGGAAATTCTACCGCCAACTCGACGGTTTACCTTTCAACAAATAATGGGATCATCATCGGATCACGTTCTCTTGCCTCTGCGGCTATCGCCACCCTAAATGACGTGCCTTATGACACCTTCATGCCTAAGTTTGCGGTGTCGATTCCATCCGTCACAACTTTGAACTTCACCATGAAGGGTGTGGCAAATTCATTTAATTCATATTCTGCCGACCCATCCCAGACTTCACTAACTTTCGGTCAGTCAACAGATTTCTTGGATAAAGAACGTGTCGTCATGTCGAAATCAAATGAAATGAGATATAATTCAGGAAATAAGTCACTAACCGTCTATGGCAACATGACTTCGACCTCGCCTTATCTTTCTCCCGCCATCAATAATGTGAAGTCTGGGGCTCTCTGCATTCAGAATCTCATCAATGGAGAAGATTCCAACAATGACGTGTTCACTTCAGAAATCACCAACAGTGGTCAGGCCATCGACAAGTATATTTCCACCACCGTTACTCTTCTACAGGGGATGGAAGCCGAAAATCTGACAGTCTATTTAGGGGCATATTATCCTGCGAATACTTCGATCTACTGCTACGCAAAACTTTTGAATCAGTATGACAATGATCCATTCTCAAGTAAGTCATGGACACCTATGTACACGACTAACCTGACCAGATCATCACAAATTAATAATCAGGATTTCAACCAGTATATCTTTAACTTCGCCAACAGTCTTCCTTCTGGAAATGCCTTCCTCAACACGGCATATCTAAACGGAGCGAATAATGGTCTGGTTAGTTATACATCTAATTCTGGTGTTAATTATGCCACATTTGATACCTTCGCCATCAAGCTGGTGCTTCTTTCAAATGCCGGGTCATATCTTGTTCCACGGCTGACCGACATGGTGGCCGTCTGCACGTCGGTTTAAAATGAGCGAAGAGCCTCGATATTATCAGGTGGAGGGTGAGCCCTCCCTCGTTCGGGATACGCAGTCTGGGGCCATTCTAAACACCAATGTAGAGGCCTTCAACGCCTATAAGAAGCGGCGCAGCCATGAGCAGAAGGTGCGGGATATGGTCAACGAATTTGAGACGGTGAAGACCGACCTTTCTGAAATTAAAAATCTTTTGAAATTGATATTGACAAACCAGACCACCTAGGTTATTCTGCCCTTCTAATTCAGGGTTATCTCGGCGTAAACGGAATTCAAAGAATGGTTTTGATTAAATTCAAGGCAGCGGGTATGCCCCGTAAAGCCAACCATTTGGGGTGGTTCGATTGCCACGCGCCGAGCCTTATTATAACGACGAAGGAGATTTGATATGCGCGATGAATATGAAGTCCAGTGCATCAATATCCGTCCTGATTTTATGCAGGAATGGACATTTGTCAACAGCAATAAACACGAGAACGTTTTTCTTTCCCCTCATATTCAATCCTATCCCGGTGCGAAGGTGGGCGACAGGGCCATCATCGGTCTCGTCAAAATCATGGGTGGGAAGAACTGGAAAATTGTAATTAGGGAATCCAAATGAAACTATCTTTTAAAAAGAACCCTAGGGAGGTAGCTAGTCCCAATCCTTTCACCACCATTAAGGGGGATAAGAAACAGGTGGGAATTATTTATCCCCCATCTCGCTGGGATAACGACTACAAGTGGACCATCAGCCTTGCCTGTCCCAAGGATGCGACGGGGAATGATCCCTGTTGTTTCCGTTGGATGAGGGTGAAATACCGTTTCGACAAGGAAGCCGAGGCGCGTGAGTGGCTGAAGGTCAATTGGGATCGTATCATCACCACCTATAAACTTCACCAATTTGAGGATTGATCATCATGGAACATTCACAGGCCGAACGACTTCTGTTTGAACACTTCGAACAGGAATTTCTTCTTGAATCTGCCATGGGTGGCGCATATTTGACCTATGCGCCATTGATCCATCTTGCCTTCATCCATCCTGAACGGTATCTTCCGAACTATATCGCGGCGCTGAGAGCGGCTATCATCCTGATGGATGAGAAGCCGTGCCGCATGTCAGAGGAATTCGACAAGGCCATTCTTGATCAAATCGATGGATTCATACCCAAATCATAAGAAGGGAACTCTCCACAAATCTTGATTTTTATGTTACCAAGCAACATTTTTCTGGGATATCCAGAGGCGTCATCGAATTTGCCTCACCTATTCTTAAGATTGAAATTGATGATGAAGAGGAAAGCACACCAGAATTCTATAATAAGATGTTTGATGATCTTTTCGCCAAAAATGTCACCATGGGATGGTCAGAAATCAAGAAGTATAGAGAAAAAACTCTACAAAAAAACAAGGAGCAGGAGGAACGGCAACTCTTGGTCACACTGAAGGCGAAATACGAATGAAATATTATGTCATAGATAAAGTCTGGTCTCAGACCGACAGGGATACCACCATTGTCATGGCTTCATCCAAGGAGGATGCTCTTAAATTTCTTTCCGAGCAGATGAGTGGATATGCCTTTCTGGACTTAGTAAGAACTTATGACGGAAAGATAAGAAAAGCCGTTCAGTCTAAATAAATAAACATAAAAAGGAAAAGATAGGCCTCCGCAAGGGGGCCATTTTTTTGTCAAGATAAATAACAATAAACAAGAAATAAAAAGGATTGTTTATTGTCTATTACAATTTCAGAAGTTTCCAACGGCCAGAATTTTGGTACGTGGTTAACCAGAACCAACCAGCTTACTGATATCATCTCGTCCAACGTTGTCACGACCGATGCGTCGGCCAGTGGATCATTGACCACAGGTAACGCACATGTCAACGGTTATTTTGGCGCTACCCTCGTTGCAGTCGGGAACTCTATTCAGGGTGGAACGATCAATGCCTCGGCCAACCTCTATGTCACTTCCAATACATTTTTCAGTCAGGGTCTTACTCCCCTAGGCGGAATCTATGGTAATACATCTGTAGGAAGTACATTCAACATCTCGACCAACAACCTTATCATAAATAATTTCACAACGATTGTGGGCAACACCAACTTCGCCAACAGCATGGTGGTAAATTCATCCATCAACGCGACTGCTGGAATCTATGCATCAAATACGTTCGTCGCAAACGCCACCCTGATCGGCTTCGGTAATTCGACTGTCAACGCTACCCTTAATGCGACATCTCTTGCCATTGGGCCTAATACCGTCGCCAACACCACAGTCTTCAAGGTTCTTGATGCGGGGTCTTCGGCTATCATCAACACGACGGCGCTTACCCTTGGTGTCAATGTCATGATCAACACATCTTCTGTGTCATTAGGCAACTCGACCGTCAACACCATCATCAACAGCACGACTTATGTTTCTGGAAACACCACGGTTTATACAACAAGAAATTCTACGACCGATATTTTCGTCTCGCCTCTATCCAACACGTCAGTCAACTCCACTGGCGTCGCCGTCGGAGCAAACCTAGTCATCAATCCCACAACAATCACCTTTGGCAACTCGACCGTCAACACGACCGTCAACTCATCATTCTATTCCTCAACAGCCAACAATGCCCTGACTGCACTTATATCAAACAACTCGATCAACTTTGGTGGAAATCCTGTCGCCTTCTACGCCAACATCTCTTCTCCCGTTCACACGGCCTCTGTCGCCGTGGGAGCCAATGTTGTTGCCAACACGACAACCATCCTTATCGGCAACACGACCGTCAACACCGTTATCAACAGTTCGTCAATCGCTACCATCTCAATCACATCCAATACAATCACATCCAATACAATCTCATCAAACACAATTACAACTAACATAATCAATGGTGCCAACCTCGTCATCACTGGTAACGGAATCGTTACAGGATCACTTACTGTCTCTGGCAACCTGATCTACTCAGGAACCACAACCTCAACCGGCAACAATAATCCAACTCTAGATAATTTTTATTATCTAGGCAACACGACCAATCGTTGGATCGGTGTGTTATCGTCTCTCACAGCCAACAGCGCCTCCATCGGTAACTCCACCGTCAATACCGTCATCAACAGTTCGTCAATCTCATCCAACACAATTATAACTAACACAATCAATGCGTCTGGCAACGTCAGCATCCTAGGTCAGGTGACGGGTAATTCTGGATTCATCGTAACCAACTATGATCAGAATGGTGCCAACTTCAGAATAATTGCTGGAAGCTATGGAACCATCCTGAGAAACGATGGAACCAACATGAGTTTCCTACAAACCGTGTCGGCCAACGCCATCGGAACATGGAATGCCTTCCGACCATTATCATGGGCTCTTGGTACAGGCGCGGTGACCATCGACGGAACAGGCGTCGGCGTATCATTCGGAGGAAGTCTCTCGCTTCCAAATACCGCTGCCATCACCATCGGAAACTCTACAGTCTTCACAACCGTCAACACAACCAACTTCACAGGCACCGCCAACAATTCTCTATATCTTGGTGGAACCGCTGCGGCATCTTATCAATTAAATTCAACGCTGGCTGCAAACGTGGCGACAATGGCATCCAACAATGCATCCTTCCTTGGTGGAGTCGCACCCGCCTCTTATCAGCTTACCGGAGCGACTCTGATTGCCAACGTGGCCACCATGACGGCCAACAACACGTCCTTCGTTGGAGCCACATCCGCCTCCAACGTGGTTTCAAATGCTCAGTTGGTTGCGAATCTAACGGCCTATCAGACTGTTTCTGGTATGGCTGCTGCTGTCTTGCCTCTTACGGCCAACAACACTTTATTTGTAGGTACAACTTCAGCCGCTAATGTGGTGTCAAATGCTCAGTTGGTTGCGAATCTGTCCAACTATCAGACTACGGCTGGCCTTGCTGCCAACGTTCTCGTTCTCACTTCAAATAATTCAAATTATCTGGGTGGGGCGGCTTCTGCTGCCTATCAGACTGTCGCAGGACTTGCTGCCAACGTTGCCATGCTTCCATCAAATAATGCTCTCTATCTGGGAGGAACTGTTGCCGCATCTTATCAATTAAATTCCACGCTGGGTGCAAACGTGGCCACCATGACTTCAAATAACTCAACCAACTTTGGTGGACATGCTGTTGCCTTCTACGCCAACGCGACGAACTTTAATGGGGCCTTTAACGGATCGACCATCAATGCAAGTAGCACGGCGAATATTGTCGGCACCATAACAGGTGGGGCCGGTATTATATCATCGGCATATGACGCCAATGGCGCTAACATAAGAATGATTGGTGGAACCTATGGTGTCATTGAAAGAGTTGATTCTACGAGCTATTATGTCCTCCTTTCAAATACCGCCGACACCTATGGAAGTTGGAATACTCTTCGCCCACTCACCATCACTCTCGCCACTGGCGCTGTCTCCATCGACGGAACCGGGGTCGGAACCACATTTGGTGGCAACGTTGCCCTTGGAGGAGGATCATTGAATGTTGGTGGCAACATGAATTTAACCGGCAACGGCTTCGTCAATGGTCATATCCAGTCATTGACCATGACAACCACAACCGTAAGCGCCAACTATGCCGTAAGTAACACGGATATGGGAACCGTTCTTGTGGTGAATTCTAGTAACACCGTCTATATCAATCTTCCAAATACACTTCCGACCAACGCAAAACTTCTTATTACAAGAGTCAACACAGGAAATGTTAATATATCTAATGCTGTCGGCCTTTCTCTTGGTTCAAGAACTAACAATTACAACATTCTTAACCAATATGGATCAATTTCTCTTTTCGTAATAAATAGTTCATGGGTAGTCGTGGATGGAAACATCTAATGATCAGAGAATTAAATTCATCCGACAAAGATGGTATTCGGACCATACTTAAATCACGTAATCATATCTTTACGGGGCATGAGTTTGATTTTAATACGTATCTTCCGACCATTACTTCTGACGCACACTTTAGAAACGATATGTTTGTTAATTTAGGTTTATTTGAAAATGATATTCTTGAAAGATTTGTCTTACTCTTCAAACTTGGAAACCTAGGTATTACTGTATTTTTATGTTCAATGAAGAAGCCAAAGAATAATATTGGGTGGGATAAAAATTATGATCTGTTTGTCAATGAAATTATAGAGACACACATCAGAAGAGGCGTCGATGTCTTTTATTATCTTTCTTCGACGGGATTTAATGATGAAACAAAGAACGAAGGTGTTCCGGCATTCAAAAAGTTTGATGTGGAAGTCTTCGATCTTAAGGCTGGCGACATAAATTATAATGGTCCAAATAAAGAATTTGTTGAGAAATATGTCATAGGTAGTGTTCCCTATAAGGAAGACCTCTATATAAAACAACTCACGCTTAAGAAGGACATTGTATGACGGTTATTACCTTCACGGCGAATTCATTCTGGACTGTTCCTAATGACTGGAATCCCACCAATAATACAATAGAATGTTACGGGTCTGGTGCTGCTGGTGTTACACCCGTAGGTAATACAAGTGGGGCCGGTGGAAATGGTGGAAATTATGCCAAAATTGTAAATTATTCGACCACCGTAGGATCAAATTTAAGTGTTGTTGTTGGATCACAAGCATATTATAATTCATTCTTTGTGAATACTTCTACCGTGATGGCGACAGGCGCAGGCGGCTCTGGTTCTGTAGGCACGACTATTTTGACGGGTGGTTATGGTGGTGCTGGTGGCCACGCTACTGGTGGTGGTGGTGGAGGCGCTGGCGCTGGCCCTCTTGGTGGTGCTGGTGGTGCTGGTGGTGATTATACTTATACATCATCATCAAATTCTGGTGGATATGTTGGTGGTGGTGGTAGTGGTGGTAGTTCTGGCGGCGGTGCTGGTAGTGGTGGAGGCGACTAATTATGTCTAACAATGGAAGTACCGGAGTTTTATATGGTGGTGGTGGTGGTGGCGGTGGTTATAATTTAAATGATGTCATAACAACTATTGGTGGTAAGGGTGGAGGAACCACCAACGCCTATACAACCACGGATTTTGCGGGTGCTGCTGGTGCCAATGGTCTTATCATCATCACATATACGCCTGTTACCGCGCCTACTGTTACATCCGTTAGTCCAAATATCACCTATACTGGTAATATGGTTGTAATTAGTGGAACACAATTTATAAATGTACAGAATGTTTACTTTGGAACCATCGCGGCTTCTTATAGCGTCACCAACTCAACATCCATTAGCGCCACGGTTCCTGTTAATGTTGCCGAAGGAACTCTTGATGTCATTGTTCAGAATTTGCTCGGGACAAGTGCCAATACCAGCGCGGATTTATTCACATATCAGACCAGTTCTTATAGTGCCGAGTTCATGAATTTCGCCTTCTAAATAAATAGTCGAAAGGAGAAATATCATGCAGATCACCGACCAGATGCTAATTACCATCGCACCACAGGCCAATAGACAGATCGTCGCCGGTCTCGTTCCATATTTAAATCAGTATCTTCCACAGTATGGGATCACTTCCCTGCTTCGCATGGATCATTTTTTTGGTCAAGCCGCTGAAGAATCCGCTGGCTTTAGGACTCTTGTAGAATATGCCTCTGGGAGAGAATACGAGGGCCGTGACGACCTTGGTAACACCGAGGATGGTGATGGACCACTCTTCAAGGGACGTGGCATCTTCCAGCTTACAGGACGGGCTAACTACGGCACCATGAGTAAAATTCTCGGTGTCGATCTTGTTGGTAATCCAAATTTGGCTGCAACGCCTGAAATCGCCGTCAGAGTGGCATGTGAATACTGGAAGACTCACAACCTCAATGCCTTAGCAGACCAAGACGACCTAGAGGGCATCACCAGAAGAATCAATGGTGGCACGAATGGAATTAACGACCGTGAGATTTTCACGGATCGTGCCGACAACGTTTTCAGTGCTCTCTTTCCAAAATAGAGCTTGACTTCCTAAGCGCCTTAGAATATCTTCTCCAGACCAATTTCGGTAAGGAGAATGTATAGATGAATTATTTCCAAAAAGGTTTCCAAATTCATGATGCCATCTTTAACCGCATCTCGGAAGTGATATCAAACGTCAAAGAAGACACTTCAGACTGCCTTGAACAGGAAGAAAGTCTCTCTAATCAGGTCGGTATTAGCCAACAAGATGCTGCCACCCTTTTGTATTGGTCCATAGAATTTGGTGCTTCTCCCCCTATGGAGGATATAATCGAAAAAATAATGTATAAGTATCTCCGTTGGGGTGAGAATGATGTGTCTGGTGTCAACTCTATGCCCCAAATCGTCCTCTATTCCAATGCCCAAGGAAAGCACTTTTACGAGGCAGCTTCACTTCCCGAGGCAGAGCGTTTCAAGAACTTCCTGCTGGCCCGTCCCGACGAATGGAATGTGAAGATCGTGGCCAATACGGGAGAGTGATATGTCCGACACCATCATCCAGAGTGATCTTCTTTCCATCTTCATGTTGATCTTGGGTTTCAGCCTCATCTGGATCGGGAACCTAAAATGAAATTAAAGGGGCTTCGGCCCCTTTTTTTTATAAAAGGTGTTGACTTACCAATCTGAATGATTTATATTCTGAATATCAACCACGGAGTACACACCATGTTCAACGATTGGTCTTCCACCAAGTCCTACGCCAACGAAGAAAACCTCAACAAGGCTCTCACCAAGCTGGGCCTCGACAAATTCAATTCCCTGCACGTTCGTACCCCGGAAGGCCGTTGGACTGCCATCTTCGGGAAGAACTTCATGGGTGAAGACTTCATGATGGCCTGCTGGAATGGATTCAAGGTTCTGGGTTAAGGGAGAGCAACATGTTCAAAAGTTTCAGCCTTCAAAGAAAGTTTTCTGATGGTTCGGTTGGGAAACTTGGCGTCGCGGTTCAACACGACGACTATAGATGGAAGTTCTATCCGTTGGTGGCGGGACGAGACGCCAGCCGGAAATATCACCCCACTTTCGAGGAATGTCTTCCTAAGTGGATTGGTTATCCCGACCGATGCGAAAGTGTCGAAATAATTTAAAAAAAGGTTTGACACTTCAATACAAATCATTTATAACCACAACATCAACAAACGGAGAATTTAAAATGAATTCCATCTTCAAAATCGCCATCGTCGCCAAGATCAACGAAATCGCTGCCGACGTTGATGCCAAGTTTCAACCCCGCGAGAAAAATGTGATCAACCAGATCAAGGAATTCCGCGCCATCACCGGTTTCAAGCTGAAGGACAGCAAGAATATTGTGGAGTCCTTCCATCATCTCAAGAAGATTGAGTCTGATTATGGGGATGTCTTTGAGCATCATAATGCAATCATGGGTTTTGAACGTCTCGTTGGCGATATCGTGGCTTACAACTTCGATCAAATTAATGTCGCGAATGATGTCAAATCCTATACCCCTCCCTATGTGGAGCCTGTCGTGCCGCAACTGGTTCTCTTCCGTATGAATAACAAGGCGCGTTATTACAGGGCGGATTCGAAGAAGGAGGCAGAAAATTTCTGCGTCTTCATAAATCAGGAGGATGGATACGTGGATACGATCATACCCGATGTCAAAATTTACTAATTAAAAATTAAGGGGGGCTTCGGCTCCCCTTTTTTTATTTTAATGGTTGACACCGAAATCATAATAGACTATTATTCAATTCATAGGGGGATGGCCTCCTAAATATGAAAACTAAAGAAAAGGAAATCTAAAAATGAATAAGCTTTTGACTGTTATTGCTCTCACTCTTGCTCTTGGTTTTAGTGGCGTTGCTGTCGCGAAGACCGGAAGCGCCACTGGCACCAGTGGTCATACTGCTGCCACGGCTCCTGCCACGGCGGCTACTCTGGGCCATGGTTCTGTTCGTAAGTGATCTAATCACTTTACTAAATGAAAAAAGGGGGGGGCTTCGGCTCCCCTTTTTATTTGTCATATTCCTTTAAGATAAATATATAAAATAAAAGGAATATCCATGGTCCCTACATCACGAGAACAATTCGCCCAATTTTGCCTCAGAAAACTTGGAAGTCCCGTTATTCAAATAAATGTTTCCGAGCAGCAAGTTGACGACGCCATCGACACGGCGCTGTATCTCTATGCGCAGTACCATATGGAAGGGTCGGATAAAACTTATTACAAATATTCCGTCAGCCAACAGGACATCACCAACCAGTATATCACACTTCCGGCCAACATCATAGGTGCCGTGAGACTTTTCCCTATCGGTGATGCACTGAACACAAACTCCATGTTCAACATGCGTTATCAGTTCATCGTAAATGATTTGTATAATATCTCCAACGTCTCGCTGATTCCATATTACATGGTGATGGAGCATGTTCAGTTCCTTGAGCAGATGCTCGTCGGCCAACAGCCGATTCGTTTCAATCGTCATAACAACATCCTTTATATTGATATGGATTGGGATCAGGTTGTCGTAGGGGAATATCTCTGCGTCGAATGTTATGGCATCCTCGACCCTGCCGTTTATACTGGCGTGTTCTCCGACAAGTGGCTTCAGGATTATTGCACGGCGCAGATCAAGGAGCGTTGGGGATCGGTACTAAAGATTATCCCCATGGTGCTTCCGGGTGGAGGCAAGATCGACGGCCAGACCGTCTATAATGAGGCCAGAAGCGACATCGATATGCTGGAAGCCAAGCTGGTCAGATCGTTCTCGATCCCTGCTGGCATGATGATCGGATAATTTAAATGAAAAGATTAAGAGATATCATCGAATCCCAAGAAAAATACGATAAAGTCAAGACTCTTTATGATAGACCGGGAACACCGGGAGAGAAGGCTGCTGCCAAGGCTGCGATGGATCGAATGAGACCACCTTCCGATAACCCAAAGGTTATTGCTGCTCCTACTGCCACCACTATTCCACATGGATTCTATTGTTATCATCCTAAAGAAAAGAAATATTGGGGTCCATATAATCATGAAAAGGATGCGTCTGATAATGCATCAGTACGTTATCCTGCCAGAGTAGTCTTACATTCTTCCAACACAAATACATGGAGAGAACGATCAGATCATAACAAGCCACATACTCTCGATCCTGATGCAACGTTTCCTCATCTGGATAAGAAGTATAAGTAATGGCACTTGATAACTATCTCAACCCATTTTTTAATAAGTTCGACTACAAGCCCACGCAGGACTTGTATCAGGATTTGATCGTGCAGGCCATCGCCATCAACGGGCATGAGATTTATTACATTCCTCGTAACATCGTCAACTTCGATAAAATTTACGAAACCGACGACCAGTCTATGTATAATACGGTGATCCAGTGTCCTGTTTATATCGAGAGCGTCGATGGATTTTCGGGTCAGAAAGATATCTTCACCAAGTTTGGTCTGGAGATTCGAGATCAGATAACCTTGTCGATGGCGTCAAGAACCTTTGATCGTGTCATCAAGCCGATTACAAACCAACCTCGACCCATGGAAGGTGACCTTATTTACTTTACACTTAATAAAAAAGTCTTTCAGATCAGGTTTACAAATAATAAAGAAATCTTTTATCCCTTGGGTGTTCTTCCCACCTATCAGATGACGCTTGAATTGTTTGAATATTCCGACGAAACCTTCAACACCGGCATCCCAGAAATTGATTCTATTCAGAATGTTTCAAGTCTTAACGTCTTCGATTATGTCTACACAACAGAAGATGGAAAGATTCTTACCGATGAGAATCTTAACAGAATCACGATCAAATCATATGACACCGAGGATATTGATCCTATCACCGATGATGACGACCTAAATAAAGAAATTATTAGTATTGCTGATAATTCGGAGACCAACGCCTTCGGCTTTGAGAACTAAGGAGTTAAAAACATTCTAAATCAGGATTACTTCTATTATAACACAATTAGAAAGTACATCGTTATCTTCGGGTCGATGTTCAACGACCTCGTGATTAATAGAACAGACACCAACGGAAATCTGACCCAGATTGTCAACGTCCCTCTTCAATATTCGAAGAAGGAAAAGATGCTGACCAGAGTGCTTTCTGATCCCAGCATCAATCGAGAAGACGCCATCATCCTTCCGGCCATCTCATTTGAGATTGAAGACATCAAGTATGATATCAACAGAAAATTCAACACCATGGGGAAGAATTCTTTTAATTTATCCAACACGACCGTCAGCTACTATAATTCCGTTCCCTATGATGTTCGTTTCAACCTTTATGTCTATGTGAAAAATAACGCGGATGGCACCAAGATCATCGAGCAGATTGTTCCCTTCTTCACGCCTGACTTCACGATAAGGGCGGTTCTCTTCGCCGGTATGCCTTCTCTCGACGTTCCCATCATCCTTGATGGTGTGGCTCTTAATGATGAGGACAATGAAAAGCTGGCAGATCGAGAAATCATCGTGTGGCATCTAGGATTCACGCTGAAGGGAAACTTTTATGGACCTCAGAAGACTAGCCCCGTCATCAACTTTGCCAACGTGGCCCTCTCTACATGGGGCGGAAGCACCCCCTCAGAAGATAGTTTTAAAATGTTTGGCATGGATGATTTACCTTCCGCGCCATTCACCAACATCATTCCAAATTCCATATCAATGCCAACCATAAATAATTAAAAAGGGAAGATGATGGTTGCCAGTATAATTGTCGTATCAAATAATGTGACCCTCTCCGAGGGCGAGACAGATTATATTATCACCAACGGATATCTGACAAATGCAGCCTCCAACACATTCATGAGTAATACAAATACTTTTGGTTATAACCTTACGTTGATCGAAGGAAATAATATTGTTTCCAACACCTATCTTCAATCTGTTCTTTCAACGCTGACGATATCTATTTCAGACATTGACGACGGAGGCTTCTAAATATCCTTTTAAATAAATAATAAAAAAAGGGAGATAAACTGTGGCAAATAATCTAATCCAAATCTTACGTTCTAATACGACGGCAACACCGGGTTCCTTGGCGAATGGACAACTTGCCTATACTTCGAACGGTGACGTTCTCTACATCGGTTCTCCCGCCACAGGAACACCAGTAATTCCTATCGGTGGTAAGATGTATCCCGGTATTCTTACCGCCAATGCGATGTTGGTGGCGAATGCGACTTCCGGCATCAATAATCTTGTCACAGGAACTTTAACCCTTCAGGGCAACGCCACCACTTCCGGCGTTATTTCGGCCAACGGCGGCGCAGGAACAGCCGGTTATGTTCTGACTTCTGGTGGTGCTGCCGCCAACGCCTATTGGGCTACGCCTACATCAGGCGTCGCCGGTTCAACCACTCAGGTCCAGTTTAATAATGCCGGTGTTCTTTCTGGTAACGCTGGTTTCATCTATGTTCCCGCCACAAATACCGTCACTATCGCCAACACCATCGTCGTCGGAACCTTCACGGCCAACTCAACTCTCGCCAATGTCGCGGCAATTAACGTCATCGGTGCTGTCAATACGGCCACGATATTCGCGACAACATCAGGTAATGTAGGCTCCAACCTAGGTTTCAACACCACAGGACTGACCATTCTTGCCAACGTCGTTGTCTCAGGAACCGTCAACACGACGGCCAATTCTATCATCAATGGTAATTCTCTCTCGATCAATTACTGGAATGGTAACTCCACCGTCAACACATATTCAAACGCCTTCATCAACGCCACATCATTCATCATCGGTAACTCCACCGTCAACACTGTCGTTAATTCTACCATCTTCGTTTCTGGAAACAGCACAGTCTACACGACAGGTAGTGCTTTATCAGATGCATGGATCGGCGTCAACACAAATACCGTCATCAATTCTTCTGCGGTGTTCTTTGGTAACTCAACAGTCAATGCGACGATAAACTCCACAACCTATACAGGATCGGCAAATAATGCGGCTTATCTTGGTGGTGTCGCTGCGGCGTCTTATCTGGCGTCTACGGGAAATTACACCTTCACAGGTAATAATATCTTCGGTGGAACAAACACGGTCGTTTCCTCGAATCTAACGGTTTCTGGATTCCTCTACGCCTCGAATAATGCCCTAGTCTCCAACGCTACCCAGCTTTCGATCACGGCCAACTCAACCTTCGCGGTGCCTATCATCGCCAACTCTCTCACCCTCACCACGGCGCTTTTGGCGACTTCTGGTGGTACTGGTGTGCTTGGGTCTGCGTATGCTGCTGGTGACATTCTTTATGCCGCCACGGCCTCTCCTACCGCGCTGACGAGACTATCCGTCGCCGCCAACGGTCAGGTGCTCCAAATCACCAATAACCTTCCTGCTTACGGCTCTCTCGACGGCGGAAGTTTTTGAAACGAATACTTTTCTAATAAATACTCCTAGAGGCAACTTTAGGAGTATTTTTTTATGTCTAAATACGGATTCGTTTACATTTGGAGAGACCATAAGCACGGTCGTTATTATATTGGCTGTCATTGGGGATCGGAAGATGATGGATATGTGTGTTCTTCATCTTGGATGAAGCAGGCATACAAACACCGACCAGAGGATTTCAAAAGACGTATATTATCTCGTGTATACACGAACAAAACTGACACATTTCTTAAAGAACAAGAATGGTTAAATTTAATAAAACCAGAAGAAATACGTCATAAATATTATAACCTACACGTAACTGTTGGACATTGGACAATGTACCCCGACAAGGTAAAAACTGTAGGCGATAAAATATCTCTTTCCCATAGAGACGATCCAAATTGGGGATCATGGAATATCGGTAAAGTTATGACAGATGAAACTAAAGAAAAAATTAGGAAAGCCAACAAAATCCAATTTGAAAATGAAGAACAAAGAGAAATGCGCCGTAAAAAATCCAAAGACTTATGGAATGATCCAGAGTATCAAGAAAAACAAATGAAGAGAAGAAATGTTGAAGGATTTTATAAAGGATTTACGGGAACACACACAGAAGAAACAAAGGAAAAAATCAGAAAATATAAGAAGGGACAGACTCCTGTAAATAAGGGTAAAAAGATGTATGAAGATCAAATAAATAAATTAAAGGAAGCGTGGAAGAGAAGAAAAGGAATATAACTTGGATCAAATCTTTATCAATACCTACATCGAAAAGACGATGGCGGCTCTCGTGGATTATATCAAGAAGGATATAATGTCACAGACTCAGGCCGAGATTTCAAATCAGCTAGTCCAGACCTTACAAAATGAAAACAATGATTTGAAGAAACGTCTATCCGACCTAGAAGAAAAGATAAATAAAAAGAATAAAAAAGAAGTACATACTTCTACTGAATTTTAATGTTTAAACATACCTAGTATATACTAGAGTTTTGAAAAGGTCTATATATGGCGCTAACAATTGACGGCATTTCTACGTTTGGTGGTAATTATACCACCGGATGGGGAAGTGGCACCGGCACAATACCTTCATTTATAACGTCGTATAATAATGACCTGATCGTCGTTGTTATCGGCATAGAATGCACGGCCCTTGGGCATTGTGTTGTCTCTAACGTGACAGCAACGGGCCTTACATTTACACGCCGTAGTGCTCTCTACATGGATGGTGCGGCAGGGTTCTTTGGCAAAGAATACACTTCTCTCGAAATTTGGAGTGCTCAAAAGGCAACATCGGGTGCAGTTGGAATAATTACTGTCACATGGTCTGGTCTAAGCTACGATATTGGAGACGGCATTGCCTTTGGTGTCAACTATGATGGTGTAAGTTATCCTGTCTGGTCAAAAAATGTTTCCCTTCCCGCCACGGCTTATCTGTCATCAGGTTCTAGTTATCCCACCGTAACGGGTATCGCCACAAATACTGATGCCTTGGTATTTGGGTTTATGCATACAGATAGCATCGGCGCGTCGCAGAGTGTAGGGACAGGCATGACATTGATCGGCTCCAACCTCGACAACACGGGGTCCTCCACAAATGAATTACTCATAGAATATAAATCCTATACAGGGACAGGGGCTCAGAGTGGTCTAAGTGTCGCGGGTGGAACTAGTGTTCAAACATGGACGGCCATTGGTGACGCCATCGAAACCCCACCGTACCAATATAATGATGACTATATTGCAAACATGTTCTTATTCTTACAAATCTAAGGCAAACATATGGCAAACAACGTAATTCAGATCAAGAAAACAACAGTATCAGGAAGGCCTGCAAATTCAACCAACACGCCTACCCTCAACATCGGTGAGTTAGCCCTCAATCTTCCTGATGGTATTCTTTATTCCACCAACGGAACGACCTTCTTCACTATTGGAGCCAACCTCACCAACCTTAACGTTACAAACCAGATCACCGTCAATGGCGCTGTCGGAACAGCCGGTCAGGCGCTTCTCTCTGGTGGTGGGACGGCAAATGATTATTGGGGAACCGTATCTGCAAGTCCCGGAGGATCGGATACCCAACTACAAATTAATGAAAGTGGAAGTTTTGGTGGGTCTGCTGCCCTGACGTTCAACTATTCATCCAACGTTCTTACTGTAAATGGCGCTGTTAAATCAACATTGCTTCAGACCACAACCCAGACCGGAACCGCCTATACGACGGCCAACACAGATTCAGGAACATTGATTCAGTGTACAAATACTGCGTCTGTCACCATCACCATTTCTAACACTATGCCTATCAACTCCAGATTCTTAATTACTCAGGTTGGAACAGGTATCGTCACCGTGGCGAATCAGGTTGGTATGAATCTTTCATCCCGAACAGGCAACTACACCATCGGGAACCAGTTTGGAACTATCAGCGTCTTCATCGCCAACAGCACGACGGCCATCATAGATGGAAACATTCTAGGAACAGGAACATTAAACGTCTTAAATATTGGTAGTTCAACGCCTAATACTCTTATCAACGCCACCAGCGTCAACACCGGCACATTTTCAGTAGGATCGACATTCACGGCCAACTCCACATTGGTCAACGCCGCTGCCGTTAATGTCACAGGTGCAGTTAACTCTGCCTCTCAAACCGTGACTGGTTTGACCAACACCAATACCCTTAACGTCACAGGTGCGGTAAATACGGCCACGGTATTTGCGACGGGCTCAATCAATGCTGCATCCGTATTTCTTGCCAATTCTACGGCGCTGAAACATGGAACAAATACCTTCACTCTTGGAACCTCAAGTGTAGCCGCCAACGGCTACACCTATCTTCCAAATGGTCTCTTGATGCAATGGGGCCATTTAACTTATGGTTCCATAACATCAACGATTAGCTTCCCTATATCCTTCACGATCAACTGTTATTCTTTATCAGTAATGAGTTTTAATTCAACCTCGGCAAATTTTTATATTGGTACATTCACAAAGGTTGGTGCGAGTATAACATCAAATGCTTCATCAGGGAGTTTTCTCTGGACGGCAATCGGTAGCTGATCTGATATTAAAATAAATAATAAAAAGGCAAAAAGATGACAGACAAAATAATTCAAATTAAAAGGACAACTGTATCAGGAAGAGTCGCAAACTCCACTAATATTCCAACCCTTAATGTTGGTGAGTTGGCCATCAATCTTCCTGACGGAATTTTATATTCCACCAACGGAACGACCTTCTTCGCTGTTGGGGCCAACCTCACCAACCTGAACGTCACAAATAATATATCTGTCAACGGCTCTGTTGGAACAGCCGGTTATGTGCTGACTTCTGGTGGTGGAACGGCGAATGATTATTGGTCAGGCGTCGCCGGATCGGCTAATAATTCAAATTATCTGGGCGGAATTGCCGCTGCATCTTATCAATTAAATTCTACCCTAGCAGCTAACGTCGCCACCATGACGGCCAATAATTCAAATTATCTTGGTGGTGTCCTTGCGGCGTCTTATCAGACAACGGCAGGATTGGCAGCTAATGTCGCCACCATGACGGCCAACAACACATCCTTTGTAGGTACAACTTCAGCCGCCAATGTGGTTTCCAACGCTCAACTTATTGCAAATCTCGCCAATTATCAGACAACAGCAGGAATTTCTGGTTATCAGACAACAGCAGGATTGGCATCTAATGTTGTTACTTTAACTTCTAATAATTCAAATTATCTGGGCGGAACTGCCGCCGCATCCTATCAATTAAATTCTGGTATGGCTGCAAACGTGGCGACAATGACGGCCAACAATACTTCATTTGTAGGTACAACTTCAGCAGCCAATGTGGTTTCCAATA